TGGACCACCAGGATTCTCCTCGCGGATTTGGTGGATGATATTCAATTTTTGATACAGAGATGTATCACCGCCTAGACGCAGAGCATTGATAATTGTTTTGAGCTCTTTGTCGTTGATGGGCAGATCCATAATAGCACTAAATGAAGAAAGATTCAAGGGTAGCAGTTTTTTCTAGTGACCATCCAATAGCATCCAGGATGGCACGAACGGGTTCGACAAACGACTTGCTGAACTGAAGATCATAATCGATGTACTTCTCCAATCCCAGTTCCACAGGGAACTCATTGATGAATGAGATTACGTTCTCGTGGATCGGATTAGGTTTCTTCAGATAGCAGAACTTAATCTTCTCGCCGTTGTTGATAGCGTTGTATTTATTATCGAGTCCATGCTTTTTGATGTAATGATTGAAGAGCAAAGCACCCCTAGCATGGATAGGAGTTCCTTTGTTGTAGATTGACAAGTGACTCTTGTACTTGTTTACGTCTGAGACAGAACGTGGGAACGAAATCAACTGTGGTGGCAACTTCTTAAAGTCAACCTTTGCTCGTTCTACGAAGTCAATCACGTCGTCTTCAGTCTGAGTCATGATAACCTTTAGCACATCTTTGATCAATGTGCGACAAGGTGCTGGTGTAGAAGATTTGACTGCCTCAATACCCATCATCTTGAGTTTTGGTTCAGTAAATCGAACACCTTCGATA